AGAAACAGGGTCAGGGTATCTAGACTTGAGTTCTTGCAATTTAGTTTTCATCTCTGGTCCAAACATCTGCAGTTGCTGCCAGAAGTTAACTAGAGGTTTATATAAGTCATTAACCCAAATCTTCAAATGGGGATACTTTTTGGTGATATGCAGAGCAACACTACCGCCACCTAGAAAAGGTTCTCTAAACTCCTTGTATTCACGAAGGTCAGGAAAGTAAGGGTCTATCTTTTTTACTGCTCTACTTTTACCGCCAGGGTAACGCAACATAGTTTTGTAAGATTTCAACTTATCCATATAAGTTCAGTATCAACGTTTTCATTTACCAAATCTAATCATATGAACAAAAACTCCAGTCATGGTATCTAGACTCTTAGACATTTTACGATATCCAGTTCCAATATAAATCTGACCAGAAACAACTGCAACAGTTGCAATACCCCAAAACCAATAATACCAATGCGTTTTTATTTGGTGGGATTTACGGGATTTATTTACTTGATTTTTCATTGTATGTTATGATAATACGTTTTGCACTTTTTCCATGGGAATCAATGATTAGTTGTTTTACCATAGTTCCTCCCAACAGTTCAACTGCATCCCTCAAATTATTACTTGCAATAATAATATCTGCTTGTTTTTGTGTGATCATTTGAATTCGCACTCCACCATAATTTCAGTAAGGCAAGCAAGCATATTTATCTCTTGATCCGCAACGAACGCCATTTGATACTGATACTTAGCAAGAGTAAGCACAGCAGCAGGAATACAATTCGGAACCATGGAATCATAACAAGCATCGTAAATACGACGCAATAAGACAGAAGTATCATTGTCCAGGTTATTGACAACCCATTTACGTACTTCGGGAAAATCTTTTTCCTTAAGTTTCTTAACCAAGTCATTTACTTTTACATCACTAAAGGTTGCAAGAATGCCTGAGTCAATCTTACCACTTGAAGAGTAACGCTGGCATTCGTTAAGAACACGACGCCAATCTGGAAAGTGTTTGTTGATCAGTTCTATCAAGACCTTGTTATCATATTCAACACCTTCTGTAGCCAAGATTTCTTGGATTCTTTGGAAGAACTTTGCTGCGAGTTGGGGTTTATTTTTGGAGTTGGAGGAAAAATCAATACAGGCGCATCGGGAATGAAGTGGTTCGAGGATTTTGTTTTTGTAGTTGCAGGTAAAGATGAATCTGCAGTTGCTAGCAAACTCCTCAATAAACGCCCGTAAGCAGAGTTGTACATCGTTCGTCGTGTTATCTGCCTCATCAATGATGATGACTTTGTGTTTTGCAGTTGAAGAAAGCGAGACGGTCGAAGCGAAATTCTTCGCATTGTTTCGGACAGTATCCAAGAATCGTCCCTCATCGGACCCATTGATGACATAAAAATCTACTCCTAGTTCATTACACAGTGCTTTTGCTACAGTAGTCTTTCCACACCCAGCAGGTCCTGCAAGGAGTAGATTTGGTACTTCACCTTTATCTAGGAAGTCTTGGAAGGTCTTCTTAATATTTGTCGGTAAAATACAATCTTCAATTGTTTTAGGGCGATATTTTTCTACCCACAGAAACTCATTTCTGTTCATTTACTTTCCTCAATTCAAAAGAACCATCTTTGTTGTCGATCCATTCTAACATATCTCCTTCTTTCCATCCAGTTGCTTCTACTATTTCTGGTGTGAAAGTCAGGATACCGTCATCACTTACGGTTAGTGTAGTTTTCATATCCATTCAGGTTTACGGTGGGGCAATCGAAGATAGTTGTCTGTTACCCATTGTTTAGATGCAATATACATCTTGTACTTTGTGTAGATATCAATTGTAGTATCATACTTAAATTCATCAGGACCAGCAAAGACAAATGGTTTAGTATCCTTGCCTGATCGCCCTTGAGGATCTGCCGTAGGCAATATCTCACGCGCTGCACAGAGGGTTAGGAAGCATGTATGAACCTTACCATACCTAGCAGCATACTCTTCACACAGGGCGAACCCATGAGCAAGCAACCAATTCCAGTTGTTCACAAAATCATTTGCCCAGATGGTACAGGGGTGATTACGAAAAGCACCCTTCTCAGTAGCATAGGGAGTGCCGTCTGCTTTGGGAAGGGTGCCGAAACCATGACCCCATTTATCAGAACATACAATAGCAAGCATCTGGCAAGTCTCTAGGGGCATCTTGACGATATGTTTATCAGGAAGCACCATAGCAGATTTGTATGGACTGGGGTCAGTGACAAAGATGTTCATAATGTCCTCTAGTAAATTTCTCCTTTCGCAATTTGTTCACGACGTTTTAGTTTCCATACTATGTAATCCATCGTTGGGATACACATAGGATTCCAACCTACAAATGTTGTAGATTCCTTACTTGGGATCTTCCAACAGGGAGCATCATCATTCTCAAGGTCTAGTGATTCACGATATGCATCATCACCATACATAACAACTGCTCTTTCAGCAGCATTCAAACTCTTGAAACAATCAAAGCAGTTCTTTCTAATCTCATCAGGTATTTTGTGTTTCATAATGTTCTCTCTAATCTGGTTGTTGCTTGATCAGGAAAATCTCTGGGACGACTATCAGCAGCATTATCAGTCCTAGGAGAACCTTCGTTCGCCTTCATAGTATGTTGATAATTAGGTCTTGGGTATCTATTAATAAAGATATCAGGCATCCAATAGGTTACCTGCCAATCAATAGTTGGATTTAACTCAAGATGTTTTTCAACAGAATGATTAAAGACACCAATCTGAATGTATCCATCATGAGTTACACATTCTCCATTACCAATGTCGCATATGTAAAGAATCTTCACTCATCTTATCCAAAAGTGGAGTCAGGTTCCAAAGCAATATAATAGGTCAAATCATAATTCTTGCTACTAAATCGTGATAAAAGTTTAGAAGAAACAACAACGTCATAACTTCCAGGAAGTACTTTGATATTTTCAACCTTAAAATTGAAACAAAATTCATTGTTGGTCTCTCCAACAACGATATTAAAGTCATTTGATGTGTCGTTTTTCTTATCACGAACAACAAGTTTGACCACACCTGCTTCTCCAACAGCACAAATATCAGGTAGTTGATAGACTGCTGCTGCTTTCAACAGTTTATCAAGTTGATCTGTACTCAACTCAAAGCATACATCTTCACTAGGAAGACTGATCTCTTTATCAGGGGGAGTAACAATAACATTCGGATCAGCAAAGAAATACTTAGAACGCATCTTGCCTTCACGGATCATTACATACCCATCATTAGCAAAATCAAGTTCAGGTTTATAGTGAAGACTCATACCATTAAGAAACTGGTTGAGATCGTAAATACCAAAATCTTTAGTGAACTCTTCATCTACAGTTGCCTCTGCAAGAATGTTTTTCATTACAGAGATTGTTCTCAGTTTACTACCCTCTTTGAAAAGGATGGATTGGTTGATCGAAGAAAAGTTCTTGAGCAGGGAAAGTGTTTTATCAGAAAGTTTCATATGGGGACGGATTTTCATTACAGAGGCCAGCGAAATGGTAAAGGAGAATGCAGTAGTGGATTGCTTTCAGGATATCTTGTTTAGACTTACCATCCTTCTTACCAAAACGAGAAAGGTACTTGATAGCATTAGATCTGCAAAATGGTTCTGCATCACCAATACCTTCTATCAGATCAAGTGTCTGAGTTTTTGATTCTTTAGAGGTATAATGGGATTTGTAGGTCATCCCAAGATAGTCTCTAATCTCTTTAATAATTACATCTTCATTATATTTCCATCTCCCATTTGAATTATCAGGTGCTTCAGGCAAATCTGGAATCTTGTATTTAAACTGAATCCTATCTTCTCCAGAAGATCCAACTGGTCCATCGTTTGTGTTTTCTTTCAATTCTTCATTCCAAAATTTTTCATAGTCTGGTGCTGTTCCCATTCCAATCCTAACAGAATATCCATCTGCATAAACTTCAGGACCTTTTCTATTAGGATCATTACGATCATATTCGTAATAATGTTTAGAGTGATTCATAGCATCATAAAGTAAACTCCAAGCATTAGTCATTATATCATATTACTGGTTAGTATACAACTGGAGCTTCAGGAATAAAATCTTTACTATCTGCCTGAGGCATTTCAAAATCAGCATCAACCTTATCATACAATTCTAGGAATGCCTGCTTAGTCTCATCATCAAAACGATTGATGCAAACTTGAATTGCCTTACCCTTATCAGCAAAGATACTGTAGGCACGGATGATGTGAACCAGGCGGCGAGTAGAGATAATCTCTTCGATACCACCGTCATAGAAAGTCTTACGGATGATATC